GCTTCTTGAGCTGCCTTTTGAGCTTCTTCAATAGCTTTCTGATTTCCTGTCTTTTGTACCTCAGTGAGTACAGCAAGCTTTTTATCCAGTTCAGTTTTGGCAGTGCTAATATCTTGTTGGAGTACTTGGTCTGGGTTTTCAACACCTTCATACTTTTGTTCAACACGTTGTTGCAATTCAGGGGCAGCACCAGCTTTAAACTTACTAAGGAAACTCTCAGGGTCTTGCTGATAACTCTGCATCCAATACTCAAGACCTTCTTGCTCAGGTGCACGACCTAAGAAATCTTGATATGCACCACGAACATTAGCTTCAGGAGAGTTTTGAATTTCTCTACGAATATCCTCAATAGTCTTACCTTCATTAAGCTGACCAGTATAATAGTCATAACCACCTTGCTCAGGTGCACGACCTAAGATGTCCACATAGGCTTTAGTAATTGGGTCAACTAATGGAGAAGGCGCTGGACCATTTACTGGGCCATCAATAGGAGAAGGCGGTGGGCCACCAATACCGGTATCAAAATTATCTAAAGGAATTTCATTTGTTACCCCTCCACCTTCAGCAAAACCTTTCTGCATTGCACGGGAGAACTTACCCATCTTAGCAGCAGCACCGGGGTTAGATGAAAGAAAAGCCTCCATCATTCTTGGGTTGACTGGTCCATCATAACCCATTTTAGTCAGGAGAGAGTGTTGTTGTTGAGGGGTAAAGTTCATTAGAGATTCTCCGACCAGTCGGGGTTAAGTGTCCAAGTAGTCCCGTCAAAAAAATATTTACCGCCTTGCCAATCCTCAGGAGGTGTTACGCCAGTGTGCATATTACTATTGCTACTGCCACAATCCATAATCATAAACTTAACAGGCTCCCCTACAACAGTATTTTTATTACCAATCTTGAGTACTTCTGAGTCATCAAAAACATATAAAGATACATTATTTTTAACTAGGGTTTTCATTTATCAACCTTTCACGATAATTTTGTCAGAAGCAATAGCCAGTCCAACATAAACTTCAGGGATGTCTGCAACTGTATCTAGAGTTCCGTCTGTTTGAAGGTAATATTTGTTACCTGCTGTTAGACTAGATTGTGCATCATCTACAGAACCAACAATTTGTATCTTTGCTGTTTGTCCGTCTGTGTATGCCCCACTAGAAATACCAACAAAGTTATTTTCTGTTGTTAAGAACTTAGGGTAAGACAGTGCCTTACCTTGCCCACTAATTGAGTAAGCCACTACAACACTTTCATTATCTGGGTCGTACACAGAAGAGAAATAAGAACTAAGGCTGGACTCAATTACCAGTTCTGATTCAAAACTAATGCTTGTGCCTGAGACAGTACCTTCAATAACTGTACCATAATTAGAATTTCCAGTGTCTCTGTATGAAACAACTACCTTACCTGACTGCGGGTTATAAGAAGAACTGATATAACCAGTGTTGCTGTTGTTAAATTCAACAGCAGTACCGAAGCTAATGGAAGTACCACTTACAGTACCTACAATACCATAACCTTTTCCTGTACTGTCGTCAGAGTAAAAAATTACAGGTTTGCTGTTAACAGAATCGTAAGCTATACTCAAACCTTCTGTTATACTCAGCGTACCTGTTCGAAACTTTACTGGTGTGCCAAAGCTAATGGAAGTACCGCTTACAGTACCTATAACTGCATATCCATCAATGTCTGACGTTTGAACATAAGCAGTAACTATCTTTGCGTTTGTCGTATCATAAACACTTCTTATCTTAGTAGTAGTAGTAGCAGCATAAAGACCAGCAGTACCAAAACTAATGCTCGTACCTGAAACAGTGCCTACAATACCATAACTACTACCACCTGTCGGATAGAAAACAACAACTTTACTGTTACTGGTATCATAAGTTATATTTGTCTCAAGTACAGTGTTATCAAAAAGAACAGCAGTACCAAAACTAATGCTTGTACCTGAGACAGTGCCTACGATTGCATAGCCATCAGTTTCATCAGAATATGAAATAGCCACCTTACCGTTTGAAGAATCAAAACAAGCTGATATACCTCGTGTAGCTGCACTTGCAAAAACAACAGGAGTACCAAAACTAATACTTGTACCAGTAACAGTCCCAACTACAGCGGTACCATAGCTTGAATTTCCGGTGTCCCTGTATGCAATTACAACTTTATTGTTCGTGGTGTCATAGGTGGCAGAGATATAAGAAGAAGTAGCACTTTCAAAAACAACAGAGGAAATAGCAGGCGCAACACTGACTGTACCATCCGTGTTCACAATCACCATTGACCCATCAGACAATGCACCTGAGGCTGTAGCTTGAAAAGAAGGTTTAGCACCATCAATAAGTGTTTGTATACCCGAACCACCAAGAGTGATACTACTAACACTAAAGTCACCAGCAGAAGTGAGTGTAGCTACATTACCACCAGAATAACTAAAGTTAAGATCAGTGCCAGACTCAGTAATAGCAAAGTCACTAATTGTAATGCCAAGCTGAGAGTCTACATAAGCCTTAGTTGCTGCATCTGTGCTTGATATTGGTGTGGGTACAGTGAGAGTACCGCTAAAAGTGGATGAACCAGAAGAAGTAATATTACCTGTCACATTGCCGGTCAAGTTTCCTGTAACATTACCTGTAAGGTTACCTGTAACATCTCCGGTAACATTTCCTGTGAGATTGCCAGTCACATTACCTGTTAGGTCCCCAGTCACATCCCCTGTGATATTACCAGTTACATTACCAGTCAGGTCACCAGTGACATTGCCTGTAAGATCACCTACAAATCCTGTGCTTGCAGTGATGGTAGTGCCTGTGATAGCAGCAGCAGTAGAAGCACCAATGGTAGTTGCATCAATGGCTCCACCGTTAATGTCTACAGTTGTGAATGCGCTAGTGCCTGTAGAAGTGATATTACCAGTGACATCACCTGTAAGAGGTCCACGAATATCATCAATATACGCAACACCATCAATATAAATATCTTTAAACTCAGCACCAACAGCACCAAGATCAATATCGTTATCTGTTACAGGAAGAATGGCACCGTCTTGAAAACGTACTTGTTCAACAGCAGAAGAAGATACCTCAACAAAAACACCAACACGGTTATTGGAAGTATCTACACTTACTTTGTTCAGACCATCTACATCAGCAATCAGAGGGACATATGATCCTTCATCAGAAGAACCATCGTGCTTGTGTCCTGTAGTACCTGCGCTATCAAAAGCAAAGGCATCACGAAGTTTATTGTATTCTGCATTAACAGGGGCAGCTTTAACAACGTTTGTTGCGATAATTTCTGAAGCTGACTGTCTAGTGTAACCTGACATTTATATTTCCTTTATCGTCTATCTGCCAAAGTATAAGATATTACGTAGGCTTGAATTGTGTGGCTAGGTTGGTCTTCTGTAGTTACATAGCTAAATGAAACAGAGTCCCCTGAACCTTCTATGTTTGATTTCTTTACTGGGCTTGGGTTGCCATCATATATGTCTGTAGAATCGTATGTAGCAGTGTTCCAGAAGGCAGCAGCACCAGCAGTAGATGTAGAGTAGTCTGTAGGGTTTAGTGTCTCTGTGTTACCATAATCATATGATACACCTAGGTTGATTGTGACCTGACCTTCTGCTCTAAGATAGGTATGTACGTTGTAACAAATCTTTCTAAGAATAGGGTCGTCCATAAATACATACGGTGTTTGGTACAATGAAAGAATAGGATTACCGCCAAAGTTTTGCCCTGATTCTTGTCTGTTGACTTTACCTGTGGAATCCCCGTGAATCACATATTCTTCATCGCCAATGTAACCAGAGTCTCCACAAGAAACCTCAATACCTACAAGCTGAGAATACTCAAATCCCATACCCTGTTGGCCTGTTCTTCTGATAGAACCAATAAGACCTAGGGATTCAGAGTTAGCAAAGAAAAGCCTAAACTGAGACTTCTTATTCAGTACCAAGATCGTAATAGTGCTAAGGTCTTCTGTTGCAGTAAATGTCTCAAAGAACTCTTGTACCGACTTAGACAAAGTACCAAGTTCAATATCACCAATACGTTCAGTAGCACTTACAGGTCTAATACCATCAGGAGCTAGGAAGAGCAAATCACCATTAAATTCTACCACAGAATCAGAAGAGACGCAACCTAAATTATTAGTAACATCAAGAAGTTGAAAGTCTGCAATACTATTGCCAACAAGCTTTTTAATATTATTGACACCAAAAATAAACAGTTGATCTCGGAAAGCTTTGATTTGTTTAATCTCAAACCCTACATTAATTACTCCAGCACCAGCAGCAGGGGTCCAATCTGTTTCATCAAGAGGTGCAGAAAAGTACAATATATTTGTGTCAGAAGAATCCCCCGCTAAAAACAGGTGACTGGCAAAACTTTCACAAAAAGAAGGAGCAGAAGGGGAAGAACCACCAGTAATCTGTGCGTAGGTTGTCCCGTCCCAAGTAGCAGCAGGATTAACCCCATCTACCATAACAAGTTTAGCTACACCCCAGTTGACTTTAGCAAATCTGACTTTAGATACACCAGTCATTGTTGGTGAACCAGCAGTAGTGGGAGTTACCCAAGCACTTGTACCGTTATCCCAGTAATGAAAATAATTATTACCTGAAGCTGGTTTTCTGCAAGCAAAAATTCCATCATTAAGTTGATTAAATACTGCAACCCCAAGAACAGGAGTGTCAGTTTCTCCGGGAACAGTGCCGTAGTCATTAGTGTACCCGCTGATACGACGATACCCACCCTGAAGGGCAGGCTCATAGTTAATCATACGTATGGCTGAACCGGGGAGTTGGCTTGCTTGAGTGAGAGGGTCTTGGTTAGTAATTAGTCCCCCCACACAAGAGGCAGGAAAAGAGCTAATTCTATCCGGCATTAGTTCTACCTTGAATCATTGTTGAGGTTACTCTAATGGGTTCATCAATAAGCACCCGTTCCATCTGGCGGATACCTTCTTGGAATTTCTGTTGGTTAATTGCTGCACCTTGTTCATTAGAGCGAAAGACCATCATGTAGTACATTGCCCCATCAATAATAGTGTGATTAAACCTAGCAGGAATAACGCACTCGTCATTATATAGTGTCAAATCAGAGGGAAACTTCCAATATACATACTCTACTTCATATGCTGCATCAGGGACAGGTGTGAGTCCAAACTTCTCATCGTAAGTCTGATACACATATTCAGGTGATGAAATACCACTACCGGAGTCTCCTAGCTCATCCATAGAACGATAGTTCTTAACATATTGTTCATAAGTAATTGCAGGAAGATGTGTAGGATTGTTTTCTTTTGATGCAAGTTGTTTTAAATAAAATGTTTCATAGTCTGCTGTTGAATAATCTGCAGGAAAGTCATAAGTTCCTGTACCAGCAGCAAGTGTTTGTGTATAAGTAGTTTTAAGAAAAGGCCACTCTTGACCCTTCTGTAGAATTTCATTGATGCTATTATTAACCGCAGCTTTAGCCAAAGACTGTACGCCGCGAACAGACGTAAACCCATCTCCTCCTGTATCAAGGGTTACTTCATTCAATCTAGTGAGTAGAAGATTAACAAGGGTTACGTAATTAGACATTCAAATACCTCTAAGAGAGCTAGGGGACCACCCTAAGGCAGTCCCCTAAGTTAGTTACGCGAGAACGTCACGAACAACTTCATCAGCAGCGCGGCTTGTACCAACACTGTCAACATCCATCAGATACGCGAAGACACGAATCTTACCAGAGGTATCCGGTGTAGTACCAAGCACGAGCACGTCGATGGTGTCCGAGGCAGTCACGATGATGGGAGCAGCAGTGTTTGCCAGAGTGGCATAGTCACCAGCCGAACCACCAGTGATAGTGAAACCGTCAACAAATGCGTCAACGTCACCACCTGTGATACCAAGGTCTGCAGTACAGGAAGTACCACCAGCCGGAGCAGCAGTGATTTCCATACCTGCAAACATTACTGCGGTGTTAGTACCAACAGTGATTGCTTGGATGATGTCGTTAGCTGCAAGAGCAGAACCCTTTGCCGTAGCTGCAGCCGCGAGGTCAATTTCAACCTCAACGAAATACGGCTTACGACCGGGGTTACCCTTACCACCAACGGCTTTTGCGAGAGAGCTTACAGTAGCCATGATTTAATCCTTTCTATCTCAGCTTAAGCGAGGTTATACTTTGCTGTGACAAGAGCCTCAGGACGCAGAATCTTACGGCCATAGAGGTGCATACCACGAACAATATCTGCGAAGCTGTCAGGATCACGGTACGTCTCTGTCTTGTTGATCTGTTCTGCCGTAGCAACAGCGGAATCATGACCACCAACAATCACACCGTAGTTAGCATTCTGGTTAGCAGTACCAGTGGTAGCTGCGCCAGTACCAACCGAAGGCAGGTTGTTAGAGACATAGACACGGAAGCCATTCCAGTTGTTCAGCACGAGGCCGTTACGGAGAGCACCCGAATCACCGAAGTCTGCGTTCATGAAGCGCGAGTCTTCATCCTGCAGGATTTCCATCATCACCGGATCAATAACAATCCAACGACCAGCTTTATCGACATTCTGTTGATCCAGAAGACGACCCATACGGTTGATGAGCATCACCGGAGAAACATAAGCAGTCGGAAGAGCAGTAGCACCCGGAAGACGTGCAGCAACAGGGATCGAGTGATCGCCAGCAGAGCCAGTCGTGATGTTACCAAAGTCACCCTTCTTAAGCTTCATGCTCGACAGGAGTTCGTCGGAACCTGCAGTGTCCACAGCCTTAGAACCGTTAACTTGGTCATTAACAGTGTCAGCATTTGCGTGAGTTGCAGATTGCTTGTAACCCGACAGATAGCCCAGAACTTCTTGGTCATGCTGGTCAGCCAAGCGGTAAGCCGCACGGTTGGTAGCAAGGTCCATAAAGTTGACGTGGCTGTGTGCTTCTTCAATGTCATCTGTTTTGAAAGCAAAATAGTTAGCTTTGTCGATAACCAGCGAGAAGTCTTCGTCATCAAGGTCTTGTGCTTGAATCTGAGTACCACGGGCATAAGGGCTTACGGAAATTTCCGGCTCCTTGATGATACGAACTGTGTCACCTTGAGCAGCAATTTCACCAAAGTAATCCGAGTTAGTGATGTCACCAACAACGGTCGATTTACGGAAGGCAAGTTGTACCTTCTTGGAATAGATTACGGAACTAAAATTCCCGTTGGGAAGGTTGCCGTAACCGCTTGCGGTATTAAAAGCCATTTTATAATCCTCCTATGATATTTGGCTTTGCGAAAGCTAAACACCACGTCTAAGAGGCTGTACTTTCTAGGGTGCACTTAAGGTCACTCTGGCCGGAGTTCACTAAAGCGGGCCTATACTAATTCAGGTTAGTCTTATTGTGCTGTAGGCTTTGAAGGTTGTAGGTCAGGTTGTCCATAATGGGGCTGACCTACGTATTATCCTTAGACAATCTAAGTTATATTTAAAAAGTTTTGGTTGTCAAGGGTTTATTATCGTGCACCACCTGAAAGATCATACACAAAATTACCTGAAGCTTGAGCTGCTTGAATAGCCTCCCAACTATCTTCAAATTCTTTATCAGACATCTTAGCAACTTGAGATTCTTTAATAATCTTGCCTTTAAAGTCTGCATTAACTCTTGGGGTAGCAGAGGTCTTAACTGACTTAGCTGCATCCTTAGACTGAGCTTTCTTTGCGCTAGGTGTCATACCATTATCAACTTTATACAAGTCAATGACACGAATGACAGAAGCAGGATCGTCAGAGTTCTCGTAGAGAGCGTCTTGAACCCACTTAGGTTGATCCTCTGCCCAGCTATGGAAGTCATCAGAAGCTCTTAGTTCGTCAAAGTCCTCATGAGCCTTGCGGATTTGAGTTTCTGCTTTAGTACGTTGTGCTTCATACTGAGCTTCATCAAATTCTTTTAAACGACTCTCTGCTTTAGAAAAGAGTTCCTTAGCTTTTTTCTCTGCAATAGTGTGAACAATACTAGCTACATCAGGATACTTACGAGACCATGCTTCAAGGTCTTCATCTGATTTGGGGGGAATAACTTGAGTTGTTTTCTTTGCTTGTTCTAGTTGAGCAAAACGTTCTTCCCACTCTTTTTCTTTCTCAGCCATATGACGACGAAGATCACCATAACGCTTCTTAAAGGTTTTTTCCTCTGCGTCCAGTTCTTTGTCTTCTGACTTAGTTTCTTGTACATCTTCTTGAACTTCTTCTTCTTGAATTTTTTCCTCCACTTCTTCAGAGGACTTACTCATCAGAGCTTCCAGTTCTTTTTCCTCTTGCTCAATACGAGCTTGATTCTTAGAACGACGATAACTCGAATCTACATATACTTTATCTTGGGCCATAACTATTCTCCTTTGTTGGGGCCTGCTAGACTAACTAGCGGGGTAGCCATTGTACTACGTTACTTTGAACCTAGACCACGACGTTTCTTTTCCGTTTTACGGGTAACTTTACTTTTATATTTTGAGGGTTTTGCGACGAAACCACCTTCAGCCATTGGCATAAGATCATCTTCAATATCTTCTACTGTCAAGCCTTTACCTGTAGTTTGGCCATACTGGTTTTCTTGAGCATCCTTGACATTTTCTTCATATTGTTTTTGAAAGGCATCGTAACGTTCTTGTGCTCTTTTCTCTTCTGCAGCACCATCTTCAGTACTAGTTTTTTTACTTGCGCTGGGAACAAAAAGTTTTTCTTTTGGTTTGCTTGTTGTGCTGCCCATAGAACTTCTAACATCAGTAATACCACTAAGGAAACCTTTACCTGATGCCCAAGACTCGTCAATAGCATCAAGAGCATTTGGAAGTTCATCAACATAAGACTTGATATACCCGTCTACAGTTGTGGTATCTATACCTCGTGCTTTAAGGTCTTCTCGAACTGCTCGTGCTTTTGCAAGAGGATTAAGCTCTGAGAAAGCTGCCCCAGCAATGCCAAGGCCCAATCCAGCAATCCCACCCATACCAATAGCCGCCTTTGAAAGTCCCTTTACAACCTTACCTTCTATGCTTGGGCTTAAAAGTTCTTTGACAAATTCTTCTGGATTTTTATCAATCTTTTCGATATTTTTTTCTGCCCAACTCTTGTATTGAGAACCTCTATTAGCTTGATCCTGAGAAAGCTCCATGCGGCGTTGCTCACTTTCAGAGTCATCACGGACATCAAGGACTTCCTCTGTGGTCTTTTCGCCCATCTGCTCAGAAGCCATACCTGCGTTTTCCATAGCTTGCTCACGGTTTTCAGGTGTAGCACGAACAAACCCTTCAGGTACAAGACCCATAGGCTGACCATTCAGAAGTGTAATAGGACGAATTTGACCAGTTTCTACATTAATATAGTCTACAATCTCAATGCCACCACCAGAGCCTGCACCCATTTGATTTCCGCTAGGGTAAAGTTGATACTGAGAAGGGTTAAACTTTGGGGCTTTAACTTCACCACCTTCAGCCATACCAACAGGCATACGCATGTTTGGGTTGTTGTATTGCATCTGTTGTTGAGCGTAGGGGTTATATGCTGGAATAGGTTGCTGTTGAACCATACCACCCATAGCCATACCCTGTGGTGCTTGACCAAGGGCTTCAGCAAGCATTTGCATTTCTTCTGGTGTTAGTTCGTCATCTTCCATTGGTACACCTTGGGCATCCACAGGTTCACCACCAATACGACCTTCAGACTCCATTTTAGAGAAAGCTTCTTTAGCCTTTGCACGAAGGGCCTCAAAGAAACGAACACCGTAATACCGGACTACATCAGCAGGTACAACGTATTCTCCCTCTGAAAGTTTAGCATCTACATTGTCTCGTACTTCTTCAGACAAGCTACCGGGAGGTACTTCATTACCTGTGACTGGCTCTACACGGGCACCATCATCCGCAAGGCCACCTTCTTGATATAGTCTGTTCATCTGTTTCTCCACTGTTCCGCCTTTGTTATATTTTTGCACCAAACCGCCTTCAGCAAACTTGGGTGCAGTAAAGTCATACCCTTGATCTAAGGCACCTTTAAAGGACACTTCTATTCCTGTAGTAGGTAGGTCCACAACTTTACCTGTATCTTTGTCTTTATAGGCCATAGGTTCATAGTCTATATCTACTAAACGGGTACTAAAGTTCTCTCTCCCAAGCTCTTCCTCGTACTCTTTAAGAATTTTATTTAGAGCTTTTTTATAAGTTGCGGAAAAACCACTTGAAGGTTTTAAAGCATTAAAATATCTAGCACTGCCGGGAGTAAACCTCTCAGCAACAATACGCTCAAAAGGAGGAATCACAATACGAGATATATCACGAGTTGCAGCTTCAGCTAAAAGCCCATCAAAAGCAAGACGGACACCTTCTTCAGTTTTTTGAATTGGTGGTTTAGGAAGTTCTCTTTCTGGATTAGCTCGTAGGTCATCCCTGATTTCAGTAAGAAGTTCAGATATGGTGGTCACTTCGCGCGCTGGGTAATATTTCATAATATCCATAGCAACTCTGTATGCTCTGAAGCTGCCCTCAGAAGAGTTATTTATAAACTTTTCATGCGCATCTTTTAATTCTTCAGGCAACGCATTAAATTCTTTGTATTGATTTATGTCAGCAGCTATACTAAGGCCCTCAGCAATCTCGTCGTCGGAAGCTTTTACAAATTCGTCAAGGTCACTTGGAGTTATATGGAGACCGTACTTTGCATAAACTCTGTCGGAGTTAGGAAGTGGTTTTGTCTCAAAACCTTTTTGCAAAAGATCGCTTTGAAGCTCCTCAAGAAGGATGTAGTCTTGCCCTGTCCTTGTGTCTGCTTTCACAGATGCGCGTGCATGTGATAATGTGTTATTCTCAAAGTGTTGAGAAATTGCTCTAAAATTTTTTCCGCTAGGGCTGTTAGCATTTACGATAAGTTCAAAGTAGTCGACACCGGGATCTAGAACTGGTTGCCGTTGTAATGAAGAGTACATAGGCTGCTCTACAAGGTATACAGAAGCATCCCAAAGTTTACCCTCAAAAAGGTTGTCAACTTCTTCACGGGTGTATTTTTGTTGCGGGTTAATCTTCACCCCCAGACTTTTAAACTCCGAGGCTCGAATAGAAGGGCTATCTTGAAACTCTTTAAGAAGCTGAGACCCTTTTATCCCATCTTTGGGAAAAGTAAGTTGGTTAATAACTTCGGGGATAGGGGACCTAAAGACAGCAACTTGATTACTTGTTCGAGAAGAGGCACCCAAAAAACCATAGGGATCATACTCTTCATTTAACACCCGATAACGTTCAAGGTACTCTTGAAACTCAGGACGTTCTTGCAAGTTAGACAACCGTTGATTAACATAGTTGACCAACTTAGGTTCTGGGTCCATGCCAATGTAGTCAAGCACCTCTTCTATGGAGTTACGTCCAAGAGCTACATTTGCAAGGTCATGAACTCGAAGGTTAGGGGCATAACCTAATTCAAATTCTGGGCCGCTACCAAAAGTATCACCATTTTCTGGGTTTACAAAAAAAGGACCCTCATTAATAGTACCCTCTTGTTCAGGTTCAAAATTAAGATCAAGATGATTTTCCCACTGGTCCTCTTCAAAAATATCCCGAAGTTTTTTATTCCCAAAAGTTGGGCTGGGGTACTGAGTATTCTCCCCCCGCACCCTAAATCGAGGAACTTTTACAGGACCTGATTTTGAGCGCCCCCCAAAAGAACGCACAGCACCTTCAGGCACTTCTGCAACAGAACTCATTGAGGCAGAACCGGCAACCCCAAACACGTCACCGTAGGTACCCCTACCCCTTACGGCATCACTAACACTTTCATATGCACCCGTCATAGCGTCAACACCAAACTGTTTCATCTGTTCTGCAGAAGGAAGGCTTGGGTCTCTGATATACTCTTTAACGGCAGGAACTACGTCCTCTTCGATTTTTGTTCTTGTCGTGCGTTGGTCTGCAGCAGGTTTAATAGTATAAACTTCGCCAGTAACAGTCTCAAAAACAGAATTACCTGCTTCATCTTTACCAATAAATCTATCTTTAGGTCCAGAACTTTGGGGTCTGTCAAAAAAGGGTACAGATTCAATATCAAGATTAGCCATTATTCACTTTTTCCCTCAGTCTTTTTAAACTATTAAGTTGTTTCAATTCACCTTGATACCGATACAAATCTCTTGGTTCATCAGCAACAGACATTTGTTTTTGAACTACTTTAATCCGATCATCCATCTCTGAAAGAAAAGCAACCCACAGTTCAGAGTTATTAACTAGTTGCTTTAGGTTCATTGTACAGGTCCTTCACCAGTATTGCCTGAGAAGCCCGGAGCGCCCGGAGGAGGTGCCGACCCTGTTCCTACGGTACCCCCACCACTACCTTGAGTGTCTTGCGCCTGTGCGCCTGCTGGAGGGGCTGCTGGAGCTTCTCCGGGGCCACCCTGAGGTTGAGGTGCTGGCGGATTCATCTCTTGGAACTTCTTAAGTACTTCTGCTTGAAGGGCTGCTTCTTGCATACTATTAGCAACCTTATCTGGATCAAGGTCCATAGAAGAGGCAATCTCACGAACAATGTAGTCAAGCCGTGCAAAGGGAGCAAGAGCAGGATTCTGGACAACACCAAGGAACTGCATGAGACGTTGACTGCGTACCTCATTAGCCATAAGACTTTGAGTACCTTCTGCCTTAACCTCTAGGTCACCCTTGATCTCTGGGTCAAAGTC